ATGGATGCATTCAATGCCTGTCTGATTGTAGTGTGGTGGACTGTTGACCATATCAAGTACGTTACCACTATAGGCTTCCTTACCAGCTTTCTCTTTCTCTGCCATCAACTTCATATAATCCTCATGTCTACTCATGCTGAACCTCCTGTTTTGCTGTTAAAGGAAAGATGCACTACGTTACCATCGTAGGTTTTCTCTACGGCTATTTTATCTTCTAGTTCTAACTCAATATCATATTCATTGTCAATAACTTTATTAACATATTCATGCACTATATTTCTTAAATCTTCTACCTCTTCCATTACAGGCACAGAGGCACACATCATCTTAACAAAGTGCATTACCTGATAGTAGTCTTCATCATCCATAGGATTGTCGGGCATAGCCATTATAGATATATCAACTTCGCCTGTCCACTTACCATCATTATCAGCAAATGGCCTGACACGTATGAGTAAGTCTTCGTTCTGTATTTCTTTAGCTAGTTTGTCTCTTATTTTCATACTTATCTCCTTTTTACTTTTGTGCCGCCAAATTTAATAAACTTTGGATGCTTGTTCTTGCCTTTTTCTTTTAGCCAGTCTTCAGGAATTATCCTGTCATAGTATCTAAGGCCGTACTTAACACACCATTCACCATAAGTAGACTTAGCACCCTTACGTAATTTACGTCTACTATTTTCAAACACAAATCTAATATCTAAATTAGGATGCTGTTTCTTAATAGCTATATGCTTACGCCTATCTGCTGCAGTGAACATGCCCTTTGTTTCAATAATGATTCCATTCTGCAGCACGAAATCGGGTGTGTATGTTCTATACGCTAGGTCTTCCCACTCAATCTTAACCTTCTCATATAAGAAGTCTACGTTAAGTTCTTTGAGATAGTCAGATACCTTTAGTTCAAGACCACTACGATACCCATACTTTCGTGCTGCTCTAAATTGTTTTGCGTTAGGCAATTACATCACCAATATAATTTACAATCGGTGGGTTCTTAGCCTGTGACTTTACAGCAGGTCTCTCTACTAGAGTAGGCCAACAGCTAAAACGATAAGAACAAAACTTGCAGCTATCGTTAAGTATTTTATTACCCGTCTCCTTGCCTCTAAACTTTTCTGGTACTGGTTGAAAACATCTTTCAAATTTGTTCTCCTTTACTGTTTCTACCGTTTCTTTTATTTTAGAAATCTCTTTATCTAAATTAAGCCCCGTAGCTGGTACATATTTAAAAGAACCATTAGCTTTATTTACTACCCACCAGCCACCAGCTTTCTTATTGGCGGCTTTAGCATATCCTGCAAGCTGTGCTACGTAGCCAAATCCATCACCGCTGGCAAGAGTGTCAAAGGATTCAAACTTGTTTCTGTATGACCAGTCTGAAGCTGATTTAATATCATCAACTGCACCATCAAGGATAAGATCATAACTGCCAGAAACACTATCGTCACCAAGGTCAAGAGTAACTTTGTCCGTATCCTCATATTTAACTCCTGCTTCTGTTAGGATGCCTTTGAACACTGCCTCTACAATGTCTCCGATCATCATGTTCATTACGAATGTTGTTGGAAAGGGTAACGCTACCTCTGGTTTATTCTTATCATACCAGAGTTGGCAAGTTGGCCTACCTACATTGGACATACGTAGGCCAAACTTGTCACGCTTGTTACCCCCACCAAACTGACGTTTTGCAGCAGCCATCACATCGTCACCAATCTGTTTGATTGTGTCTTGTGATATACTTGTATTGCCTTTTACAGCATCTTCAAGATATTGATGCAATGCCAGTTCAGCAGGGTGGTTCATTACGCTACCTCTTCTTCAAACTCAACATCAACTACACCGTCAATATCTATCTCATCCAAATCCACATCATTCTTGGTTGATGCTTTCTCTGCATAAGTATTGATGATGTACTCATTGTAGTTAGTCACCCAAGACATAAAGTCACCAAACTTTTCTTGGTCATCTTGTGTTAACTCAACTACGTTGGTTACGTCCAATGAGGTGGTAGGCAAGTAAAAGCTGTTACCATTAGGTAGCTTACGCTCCTCTGTATTCAAGGTAACATTGTGCTGCACTGGTAGTCGCTTCATCTTAGCAAGCTGCGTAAACACAACACCTATGGTCTTAAATGCATCACGATTCTCTACTTCCCATATGAATGGAGTAACATCCAACTCTACAGGATTACCATCCATATCCTTTGGGTTAATCAATTCAACTGTACCAAGCACTACTCGTACACGCTTGATAGACCGGATAAGTTCCTTAGTTGCATCAGGTAAAGACTTAAAGTCCTCTATCCAACCAGAGGGTTTACCACAGTTAAACCCGCCATCATTATCTTTCAAGTCCATGTTAAGGGTATCAGCCATAACAGTCTTGACATAACGATTAGGTATAGCACCACTACCCATAACAAACTTCTTGTACATAAAGCGTTGCATGAATGGACGTATCACTGCAGACTCTGCGTAATACGTTGGCCCATCAGGAACCTCTAACTTATATGTACCGCCCTTGACCTTGATTGTATCTGAACCAAGTATAGGCGAATGGTTGATACGCAAACGGGCAAGGAACATTCCTTGTTTCTTTTGCGCAGGTGCTTCATTGGCAAGACCCATAGCCTTTGCCATTTCTGCATAGTTATTAGTATCAATAGTTGTAATATCGTTCATGTTTATTAACTCCTTTTCAGTTGTAGAATGAATAGTTATATCAGATTACGTCTTTGGTGTCAAGCCAATTCGGACCCATTTTTGCCTCTAATAACAAAGGCACGTTGAACTTAACGCCCCACCGTAAGGTGATAAGTTCAGGTAGTGCATCATTAGTTTGTTGTATAACGTTGATAACCTGTGATTCCTCATCAGGGTGTACGTCAATTACAATACTATCATGCACTGAATTTACTATACACGATTGCATACCCTCTAGCAACTCATCAATGTGCAGCAATGCAATAGGCACAATGTCTGCAGTAGCGAATGATTGTACAGGATAATTTTTTATCTGTGTAAAATGAGAGACACGCCCGGTATGTTTACGCACCACGTCAGGAAACGCAAACTCACGACCACTAGGCGTGGTTATCTTTTGTGTATTCACAGCTTCTTTAGCCAGTCGGGAGTGCCAATCTGCGACCCCTTTGTACTTTTCTGTGAAGTGTTCGTAGTAGGCGGCTTCGGCTTTTGTTCTTCCAAATCCCGTTGCCCCGTAAAGGGGCGCAAATGTGTGTGCCTTTGCATCCTGTCTATTCGTAGGCTGACCAGCTTCACTAATAACTTTAGCGGTGTATGCGTGTACATCAAATCCAGTAGATACTTCTTCAATTGCAACCTCGTCTTGTGATAGGTAAGCGGCAGTGCGAAACTCCAACTGTGCAAAGTCAGCTTCCATAACCTTACCGCCATCAAATCGTGACACAAATACTTTCTTTACAGGGAACGTACCGCCACGTGGCATGTTCTGCATATTAGGATCAGCACCAGAGAAGCGACCCGTAGCTGTGCGATGCTGTAACAAACGCACATGCAGCTTGCCATCTTGCTTGGTATGTGTACTGATACCCTCAACAAAGGACGACAGGTATGTATCAACTGCACTAAGCCTGCGTACTTTGTATAAGAAGTCTACAGCGTCAGTCATGCCACGCTGCTTGGCAGCAGACTCTAGTAGCTCTAGGTTCTGCTTGCTGGTACTGAAGCCGTTTGCGCTTGCCCACTTGGGTGTAGGGGGCTTGAACTTGAGGCCAGCCATCTCACTGGTAGGTGAGAAAGTAAAACCAGCAGTATTACAAGTGCTGCACCTATTAGGTTTCGCAAACGGTTCACCATTTTTCTTTACCTTTCTAGTGTATCCTGTACCAGTACAGGCACGACACTGCTGTGCTATGGTTTTGTATATTTTTTCTGTGCCACCAGCAATCAAACTGCGAAAGTCTGCATCTGGCATGTAGGGTTCAATAGCATTACCCCAGTACTGTTTGTCTGTAACCTTGCGGCTATAGATAACCCAAGACAATTGCTCTGGGCTGTTGAGATTGATAGGTGTGTCACCCATGAGCTTACGCACATGAGCTTGTAAGTCATCTGTTAGTTGACGCTTCTCATTCTCAAACTCATCACGCACTTCGTCTAGCTTAGACAAGTCAACGGCAAAGCCTGTCTGATATATTTTAGTCAGACACTTAGCCACACGGTTAGTCAGCCGTACTGTAGACAGTAAACCTGCATCTTCAGTAGTGTTTAGCCTACGCCATAACCTATCTGCAAGCTGCTGTGTAGCATGAAGGTCAGCAGATAGATACTCAGTCAGTTCATCTAGCGGAATATCACGTGTACTATATCCCTTCTTAAAGTACTCCTTCAAGGTATCCTGCTTCTTCGTATCCAACTCATAGCGTTCTGCACATGCCTCTAGTGATAGAGGTTCTTTGATGCCACGTTGCAATACATATTCTACAAGCATAGTATCAAACACAGCACCATCGTACTTGAACCCCGACTCCCATAGCCATAGCAGATCATGTGCTACATTGTGACAGATTAGTACGGTAGCTTGGTCAAGATACCACTGCACACGGTCACTATAATCACGCTTACTTAGATGCTCGTCATGGTCAAAAGGGAAGTGCTGCTCAACACCTTGGTCAGTAAGTATACCCACCATAGTCAGCGAGTTCTCTGGCTCAAAGGGGTCTAGGTGCATCTTACCACCACGGTGCGTTACCGTATTTTCTACATCAAGTGTTAGTTTCATATTTATCCATCCTTACTTTTCCTGTCAGGGTTAGTGGAATCTGGTAGAACATTTCACCAGAAGCTATATACTTATTCGATACTTCCACTGGTGTCAAGTCTTTAACATCCTCAGACTTAAACATGAGGGCATTAGATAACTCTTTATTCCACACAAAGAACAATGTAGGTGCATTGAAGAACTTTGACTTACGTTCCGGTAGTTGCAATGTGTCATAGGGAAACACCGCACCACTCCAAACAGTCTTGACTTCACACTCTACATAGAACTTACCCTTACTACCTTGAGCAATCAAGTCTTGCCCATATGTATCTGGGTTCTCCCATATTTCATATCCTCGTATCTGCATATACTCTATAGTGCGTACACGTGCAGGCTTGTCATGCTTGCCATGTAGGGCTTCATTAAATTTCTTCCTCATCCCTCATACCTCGCTGTCAAGTAGTTCAGTTCACAGTTCACCATGCCATGCCAGCCATTCAGTTTGTTCTTGACTACGTTAATGTGGCGTAGTGGGCTTTCTTCTTCCTGTCCCTCTACAGATGGTGACTTGCCTATCAGCAGCATAAGGTCAGCCTCTGCTGCCTTACCTGTACGGCTACCTTCCATCATGCTCTGGTTCAATTGCGCACGTCCCTCTGCATCTGCAGAAAGCTGTGACATATAGAACACGGCACAGTCGTAGGTCTTGGCAATCTGTCTAGCATAGATAGCGCAAGCCTTGAGTGCTTCATCAGGTCTGGCATAGTTGCCACCAGCATTAAATTTGTCACCCATGTCAAGTACTAGCACATCAGGCTTGTATGACTTACATATAGACTCTACCCATGCCATATCTCTGCCCTGACATTCCTTTATCTTGATGTTTTGTGATATAGGATAGTACTTGGCAGATGCCTTGGCAAACTCATCACGTATTTCATAACGTGACATACCTGACGCAGCATTGAGATAGCGTTCAGCTACACGCAAACCAGACTCCTCGTTACATAGGATGATGCACTGCGCACCTTGATGTGCAAAGCCACCCGGTGCAGCTATCAAGCTGGCGTGGAAGGATGTCTTACCTACGTTGGGTCTTGCCCCTACTTCGATAAGGTGTCCACCAGACACACCCTCTAGCTTACGTACAACAGAGGGGATGTTGAACTTCCATTTAGCTTCTAAGTCAGCCGCCGCCATGATGCTTTCTATGCTAATGTCTTCCCACTCAATATTCATATTGGGTATAAAGTCATCACCATATTGCTCAAGTAAATTACGCAATGCTTCCAGTGTGGTAGCATCACCGTTGACCATATCGAAACCGATATTGGCTACGTCTTCTCCAATAACCTGCTGGAACAGTTTAGATAACACCTCTTGTGCTACATCACTACCCAAAGGCTGCTCTCTTTTGATCTGCCCAAAGAGACTAGTGTATGAGGCTTTCTGTGCCGTAGTCAAGGTAGGATTGTTAGACATGAACAATGCCTCAATCTCATCTGGCATCACGGTACGCTCATATCTGTCCATAGCTGTGTCGATAGCCTTTTTAATCTTGCGTACGTCACTACAAAACAAACGGTCAGGACATTTAGAACCACGGTGGTTATCGTAAAAATCCTTATCCATTAAACTTCTAATCAGTGATAATTCCATTTAGCTTCTCCATATCTTCGGGGTTACGATATTTCAAGTCATCTGTCAGTCTAAGGACACGAACATCGTTTACGTATCCTCTTAGTTCCTTTGCCATCAGCAAAGTCTTTGGTAATGCATCGGGGTCTAATGCTATAACGGCTGTTGAGAACTGCGAGAGATACCCTTTATGCGACTCTTGTAGAGATGTACCAAGTATCGCAACCCCGACAAAGGATTTGCCACCAACCACGGCTGCACTCACACAGTCCTCAACAACTACTGCGACTTTACCACACCCTACGGTATAAGGCAAGCCACTTTTTCCATATCGTTTCCATTTAGGCAGACGATGTGCAGACAATGATCTGCCTGTACCATCTACCATCTTACCTTCGTGCATGATAGGGAATACCACACGGCTCTCCTTCACATCATACATCAAACCTAATTCCTTTATATCTAATCCCCATGTATCACACCACCTATTCATGTACAGATTGTCACGATGGGGTATGATGTACGTAGGTAACTCAAATGGTGTAGCCTTTGCAAACTCTTGGGCATTACCCAAGCCAGAACGTATGTCATTTATAGTCATGTGAACACGTGTTCCACCCTTGACACCACAAGACATACGATAGCAGTTCCATAGTAGGCTACCCATATTGTTAGTCACTGTGAATGTGCGCTGCCCACAATTAGGGCAAGCCATTCTCTTTGTGTGACCATTAGGTATATCTAAATCACTTACTATATCATATATATTCATAACTATATCACTTTCTCTGCGGCAGTTAAGTGCTTTTACCATGTGATTTACGAGTTGTCAATGCATTATTTGCAGAGGCATACGTATTTTTCATGTAAGGTTTTACAGACTGTGGATTACTATGTCCAGTAACCGACATGATTTGTCCCATAGACACACCTGCCTCTACCATTTGTGTTGTACCTGTCCTACGTAAGTCCATTAGCCGCAATTCTTCAGACAGCCTAGCTTCACGCATGACAGCCCTTCCAGCTTTGGACAGTCTCTCCATACTATATGGATGGTACTGCCCCTGTACGGGCGTTGTACGAGGAACAACGTACTGTTGAAAGCCAAAGTCCTGCTCCTGTTGGGTCAGCATCTCAAGCAAGTCATCTTCTATAGGTAAAGTTACCTCTGCCCTACGCTTAGACTGCTCAAGATATAGCTTGCGTTCTTCCAAGTCAACATTATCCCATGTCAATAGGCGCATGTCACCTAGTCGCTGGCACCAATCATATGCCATGTGTACTATCAAGCCAATGCTTCGCCACTGAAACTCACCATAGGCAGTGTCAAGAAATTGACGGACATCATCCTCTGTCCACACAACCTTACGTTGTGGTGGTGTTTTACGCCTGACACTGGCAAAGGGGTTGACGGTAGCATACTCCATGTCAATAGCATAACGAAACAGAATAGATGACACAGTGCAGACATGGTTGGCGAGACTGATGCCCCGCCCAACCCATGCTTCATATGCATGTTTGGCTTGCTTACTTGTGAGTTCACAAAATTTCACAGAGCCAAAGTCATCCAGCATGATACCAAGAAAGTATTTATAGTCTTTCTTAGTTCTGCTTCGTAACATCTTGAAATCATTGGAATTGTAGTACTTATCCACAAGATGTTTTACAGTCTTCATGCTGCTAACAACTCCTTGAATTGCTTGCTTTCAATCCAACGTGTTACCTTTTCTTCACGCTCCCACATATTCTTAGCGGCAGTGTCTTTACCAGTATTACGTAGCTTGAAACCATTACGTTCATCAGCATAGCTTGCATAGTTTGTGAAAGCAGAGTACAGCGCAAAGCCATTGTTACCACGCACACCAGCCTCTTGATTGTACAACTTAAACAATCCATCAGCCTTGCCTTTGTCAAGCGATTCAAGCATAGCTTTGACATCTCCTACATACAGAGACTTGTTAGCCCATCGTTGTATTTGCTCATGGTAATTCTTAAAATCGTTATTAGATTTTTGTACTTGTTGACCAAATCTATCAAGGTTAAAACCGCTAGTGTTCTTACGCCTCACCTTGTCATGCTCACCACGTATCATGCCATTGGTGCAGAAGAAATCAATAGCACCAAACAGTACCGTGTTAGAACACGTACCATCCACACCATGCAGTGCAATGATGCGTTGTGCAATCTCTGTCTCATGTTTTGGTGTAACAATGGTATGTTTCATGTTAGGCAAGGTCATGTCCATCATAGCCCATCCATTGTTGTGAGCATCACGCCATACAATACTAGCCCCCTCTATCTCATGTGAAGAAAGATTGTCTGTCACTCTCCCTATGATGTCACGATAAAAATCACCATGTGACCTAGCCCCCTTAGGAAAGTCTTTGCCAACTATAGCAATAGGTTCACAAGTATTATTGTTGATGACATACTGTTTGTCAGCTACACGAGTAGGCTCAAAGGTTATGTCAAAGTCTAAATTCTCAGGGATATATTCAAACATACTATTTCTCCTTTTTACAGTACAAATATTATTAATAGTGGTAGGATACTAATCCATAGTAACAAGTCCATAGTTATACTCCTTATTATATAAGATGTCAATCTCTAAGATTGAACTGGAATTGCAGTGTGTCCATTGCGTCATACAGTTCTTGTAGATCAAAGGCAGACACCATCCTGATGCCACCCATGTCGGGATACAAGGCAACATCAAGCACCTTGTCTAATAATTTATTTACGTCAATAACAGCCGCACGTTGATCCATAGATAGCTTGGCTATCCTGTTTCTACGTTGGATACGTGCTTTCTCACGCTCACTTTCCCAATAAGCAATACGTTCATCTGTTGTCATGTTCTCTAGTTTTTTAGCCATCTTCCAACTCCTTCTGATACTCCATCCATGCGGCATAAAATACCTCGTTA